GCAATTTACTATTTCTTCAACTGGCGCGTTCATATCACCAGGGTACATAAGCCCGTTTGAAAATGATTGATTAAGCAATTTTACTTCGCCATTTGTAGCAGCGTGGCTAGGTCTGGTTACTCCATCCATTACGGCCAGCCATTCTTTTTTTTCAATTACTCCGCTTTGTTTGTATGCTTCAAGGTCTGCCGATCCCGCAACTGATAGCGTTTCGGTTCTTGCAATTCTTGTTGCTTCATAGGAAGTTCTACTCTTGAATAGTTTTTTTATTCTTTTTGAAAGATCTCCTATGCCCTCACCCTCACCAATGCCAGTTTTTAATGTTTTTCTTAATTGCTTTTTCGTTGTTTCGTTTATTTCTTTAGCAAATCTTATTGTTTTTTTATTTATAAGGGCTTGCACTCGTTTTGTCATATCAAATTCATCAAGCCCGACAAGCGAAATTGCTTGCTTGCCTCTACGCATATACATATCAACATAAACGGGTTTTGAAACTTCTTTAAATGTTTCAATCTCAATAGTCCAATCAACTAAATCTTCATATTCATTTGCCTTTCCTGTGTATTGGCTGGTTAATGCATCTTGTATTTTTTCCTCTTGGTTTCTAAACAAGGTTATCACAAACAGTTTAAATAATTTTTCGTCAGAGTCCAATCTTTTGATATGTTCTTTTGCATATAATTCTTTTCCTTTTTCATCAAATACCTTTGTCTTTGCTTTCCTATCTAAGAAAAACTTAATCACGTCTTCTTTGATTTTCATTTTAGCTTTTAATTTTGTCTTTCCAGTTAAAACTCTATCCCTTAGTTTTTCTTGCACTTCTTTTTCTTTTCGTTCCCTGTATTTCTTTTCATTTAGCGTTCCAACTTTGACCATACTTGTTGTCACACTTTTTGTTTTCCCTGATGATCCGCCAGCTGGAACACTTGTCATCGGTAAGTAAAAATCCCAACCACCGTCAATCGGAAGCAAACCCTCTTTATCTCTAACTTCATTTATTAGCATCCATTTATTAGTTAGCGCCGAGGCGTATTCTTCTACTATTACTTTTCGGTTTTCAGGCGTGGGATCGTCAAAATCTAAATATAAGTCATCGCCAAATTCAGGAACAAGATATTCGTTTAACTTCTCAACTAATCTTCTAACTTTTGGCTCAATGGTTTCGCTTAAAAATGCGTAAATCTGTGCATCGGCTTCTGCACGGTTCATTCCTTGTATTCCCAGAATTGCCTTAGGCACTCCAAACGCTGTTAAAATCTGTTGAGTGGTAGTTTCGGTTAGCTTCGTAAACTCCATATCTCGCATTGATGTCGTAAGCTGTTGATAAGTTACCGCTTCACCTGTTAAAATGCCCAGTTTATGCGCGTTCTTGTATCCCCCATATTGAGCTGTCCATTTTTTTCTTAATTCTTTTTTTTCGTCATCATCCATTTTTGATTTCGTAACTAACAGCGCTTCGGGTATTGCCGAATTATTAAAAAAATTCATATTCCAGCGTGTAGCAAAGATAGAAGTTCTTATAACATCCATCGCAGCTTTTACTGTTGGCTGTCCGTAAAATGCACTTTTCGGATTAGGTTGTTTAATGTGAATAATATCTTGTGGTCTGAATATCTTTACTGCGCCATTCGGTATTCTGTATTTATATTCTTTTATAAAATCTGTTTCATCTTCAACAACGGTTACCCAATCAGGTCGCAACTGCCATAACTCCTTAACCTTGCCCGTTGTTTCGCCTCTTGCCTTATACCAATAAGTATTGCCTAAAAGTTCTTGGTATGTTTGCGACATATCCAACATTTCAAACTTCGTTGTAAAGGGATTAACTTGCGCCAATAAGTCAAGCAACGGATGATTTTTTATTTCATCTATTTTCTCTTTTCCCGCAACTCCTTTAACCTTGTATAGTTTAAACTTTGTATTAGCAACTTTTTCGGCGATCTTCCTAACGCAAGCATATACTAAAAAAGACACCGTATAGGAGTCTAAATAATCTTTGTTTGTTGGTCGGCTTAAATTGTCGCCACGCCCTAAGGTATTGCCAACCAAATAATAACTTTTAGTTTTGAATAAACCTGCTACTTTTGAAAATATGTTTTTCTTCAATTTCTCATACTTAGATTTTTACAGATTTTGTTATATTTTATCAAATAGTTTTATGCCCGTCAAGGGTTAGGTGGATAACTCATAACCACTCAAAGGTAGTTTTCTTGGCATAATCGCTTAAAAGTCCTTGTACGGCATAGACAAATGCGTCTGAAAGATCATCGTGAGCTTCTACTCCAAATCCTGTAAGCTGTAAAATTAAATCCTCACAACCTCTTTTAGGAAATAGCACAGTTCCATTTTGTATGTAAGAGGCCACGCTTGTCAACCTTGCGCATTTATCCGCGCCAACCTTTACTCCCGTTACTGGTAGTCCAGCCCTTTCCATTGCCTCAACTTGCATTCGTTGATAAGCAACATCTTCAACCCATAATGGAGTTAGCGTTCCACCGCCGAGCGCCAAGCTAATTTCTTTTCCTTTTCTTGTTGTTTCAAATCCGCTTAAATGCGCGTTAACTGGATTAGGCATAAGATAAACTTTCGGTATTTTTTCGCCTCCTGCGGGGAATAATCTGCCCGATACCATAGCCGTATAATCTGCCGTATCCTTTTTGCTTATGGCTAAGTCAACTCCCGTTCCACTTGCAAGCAATTTTGTTTCAGGAAACTTGTCGTAATATTGAATCCAATCATCTTTGACAACTTGTCCTTCCTCTGGTATTAACTTCAAAAGGTATTCTCTTTGCCACGCTCTCATTCCGATTGAGCTTTTTCCACCAACTTGCTTTTTCTCAACTTCTATGGCTTTCATATCTGGGTATTTTCCTGTCCAAGTTATTTTACCACTTTCATCAAGTAAGGGAAACTCCACTACCTTTCCATTGCGCTCTTTGCTTTCAATCTCTTTTTTTATTCTGTTCATTATTGAGTCCGAGTGCAGTAAATTTCCTATAAGAATATATTTTGTTTTATCTTTTTCGCCCGCAGGGATTACATTACCAGTAAGCCACCTGTGAGTTTTATCCCGTTGCTCTTTAGTTCTTACCATTTCTAAGTCCTCAATGTCATCAATAATTATTAGATCTGGTCGCCATTGTTTAAATCTCGTTCCTCTAACTTTTTGTCCTGTGGATTTCCCGATAACTTTCACATTGTATTTCGGTATTATCAATGATCCTTTTTGCCACTCGTCTTTTTTTTGAGTTTCTTCTTGAACTTCAAATTGCCCAAAATCTTCTATTAATCTTTGGTTGCTTTCCAGTTCGGATTTAATGTTATAAATATGTTCTTTGATCTGTCCATAGGTATCAGAGATTAATATAATAAAGTGAGCCCTGCCAGTTATTATCGCCCAAATTGGATAAAACAACATTGAAATTGTTGTCTTGGCACTTCCTCTAAAAGCTATAATCTCGCTAAACTTTTTGCCACCCTCTAATATCTGATACATTTCTCTTTGAAACGGAGCGGTCGGGTAAAATAAATACTGATTAAAATATATCTTCGCAAACCACATTAAACTTTTTCTTGCGAGTCTTATTCTAAAGTCGGCGCTATCCTTGATTTTCTGTAATATTATTGCTTGCGTTGGTTTAGCCTCCCGTTGTTTGTTTTTGATCTGATTGGATTGTTGGTTTTCCATAATCTAAGTTTATCGCATCTCTTATTAACGCTTCCTCCTCGTCTGATAATTTTTTATGAAGTGCTAACTCGCCCAGTTTTCTTCTAAATATTCCAGCGTCAAATTTAATATCAAACAATCTTTTCTTTAAGTCAACTAAAGTTTTTACTGCAACCAATTTTGTCCGCGTGTCAATAAATACCTCCTCATCTAACTCTATAACCTGCCCTGCCTCGTCTTTTTTCTTAACCTTTATTTTCCTTATATCGTTGGTAATAACCTGCCAACATTCTAAGGCCAGCGCGTTATATTCTACTTCTATTTTTCCTACTTCTTTATTTACTCTTTGCTTTTCTATCCGTTTCGTGTTTTCTTCGTGAACCTTTTTCTTGAGTTTTAGCGCGGTCATATGATCAATCTTGAGTATTTTTGATAACTCATACTTGCTCGCATTTGGTTTCCTAACCAAAATTGACCTTATTTTTTCTTTTACTTCTCTTTTGTATTCAGGCGTCCATTTCATAGTTTTTTATTACAAATAATTTCGTTTCCAAATTTCACTATCAGATTTCTAAAAATTATATTCGCATAGGCATTAAATACAAGTGCTTCTGAACGGCATTTGGTTTTGCCTTTCGGATAAAGTTTTTCTAATTCATCTGCTAATTCATTTAAAAATCTTTTCGTGTATTTCTCTGTAATTGTTTTTGTCTGTAATAACATTTTTTATTTAGATTATATTAGCTTGTTATTTGTTTCAAAACTTTTTCGTTATCGTAATACTCTATTGCCCATTTGAAAGCCCTCTCAGATAATTGCCTCCACTTCTCTTGATCGTTTATCAATTCATTAACTTTTTCTACGAGATTATGCTTATTTACTGCTAAAACTACTTCTCTTGGTATGTGACTATATGGATAAATTATTTTTTCATTTGCTACTACAACGCATTTATAAAACATTGGTTCAATCGTGCTTCTGTTGTAGTGTCCGTAATACTTTTTTGATTGCCCTGTTAGATCAACAGCGAACATTCCTTTTTTGTATTCCTCTTTTAATTCTTTTGGCGTTCTGAAACCAAGATATTCTGAGTTTTCGGGTAGCTTGTCATATAGATTATAATACTCTCTACCGCAACCGAACAAAATGCCTTGCGCCTTGATCTTGCTTAATTCTGTTATGAATAATTTTATTCCTTTCCAGCCTCTCCATTGATTAGCCCAGATGATTGTTTTTTTTGTTTCGGTTTTCTTAAAGTTCTTGTCAAAAATAAACGGATGTAATATTAACTCGTTTTTTATTCCCTTGCCGTCAAGATAATTCTTTACCGCCTGATTTGTTGAATACATTTTGTCAACATATTTTAGCGCTTTTTTGTAGTACGGATAGAACTTATCAAAATATACATCTGATATCGTAACTATTTGTTTTTTCCCTAAGAAATATACTCCGAGCCACCCGCTTCTGTCGTTATGAATACAAGCTGTCGTATGAAACAAAATATCGTATCGCCTATCTAAGAAGCCAAGCGTTTTCCTTAAGTTTGTTAAATCTACGCTTAGCTCTATCCCTTTAACTTTAAACATTTTATCTTTTGCTTCTATTTTAAACTTCTCAACTTTGAATGCACGCTTCTTGTCGGTTAAGATTACGATATCATTTTTTACGCCAAAACTATCAAGAATATTTTTAGTTTCTTCCGCGTGAGTGGCAATGCCTCCGATCTGCCCAATGTCCCAAATTATGATTGCGACTCTTGGATCTTTTTCCATTTGAATCTTAATCTTTTCTCGCCCAACTTATTGTGAAACCATTTACAATAATCTGGGTAATTAGATATTATTTTTTTTAAACTTTTTTGCTTTATTGCTTCACTAAACTTTTGACAACCTCCGCCTTTCGTTCCCGTTCCCTCAACAATGTGAAAGTATCTTTCACTTACCCCTACGCTTTTGTTTCCAGCCAATAAATCTATTAAAAAC